CCCTGCTGGCGGCGGTGGAAACCACCTACGGCGTGCCGGCCGCCCTCGACGGCGCGGTGAACGCGATCCAGACCAGCCAGCTCACGATCAGCCCGCTGGAAGGCGACGCGATCGAGCTCAACCTGGACAAGCCCACCTACGGCGCCAACCTTGGCACCCTGGTGGGCAAGCATGTGCTGTGCACGTTCCGCGTGCCGGTGGCCGGCAGCGGCACCGCCGGCACCGCGCCCGCCTGGGGCGTGCTGATGAAGGGCTGCGGCCACAAAGAGGAGCTGCTGGCCGATGACGCCGGCCCGCCCGTGGTGGTGGCCAGCGCCGTGTACACGCCGGTCGATTCGGACATGGACTCGCTGACCTTCAAGTTCCTGCAGGACAAGACCCTGCATACCATCACCGGCGCCCGCGGCAGCCTGAAGCTGGTGAGCGCGAAGCGCGACTACGCCTGGTTCGAGTTCAGCTTCATGGGCCTGTACAACGCCCCCACCAACCTCGGCACCAGCCTGGGCGCGGTGTACTCGAGCTGGAAGAAGCCGGTGCCGTTCCGCGCCAGCACGGTGGACTGCACGCTGTTCGGTCAGTTGGTGGGCCTGCACAGCCTGAACCTGGACTTCGGCCAGAAGGTGGAGTTCTACGAGCACTCCGAAGAGGAGTCGATCCAGATCACCGACCGCCGGGCCACCTTCGACAGCAGCTTCGAAGAGACCGACATCCCTACCCACGACTTCTTCGCCGACGTGAACAGCGAAGCCGCCGGCGCACTGCTCTACAAGCACGGCACCGTGGCCGGCAACATCGTGGAGATCAACGCCGCCAACAGCCAGGCGCAGAGCGTGAAGCGCGCCGACGAGCAGGGCGTGAGCGCCCTGCAGGTGACCGGCCCGCTGGGCGCCATCGCCCCCGACCCGGACTACACCATCGTCGCCCGGTAACCCNCCCCACAGCCCCGCACCGGCGCATGGCCGGTGCGGGGTTCCACNACCACGCCGACATCGAGGCACGCATGCTTACCACCGACACCACCAGCGACACCTTCACCCGCACCGTAAAGGTGCGCTTTGCCACCGAAAGCGGTGGCTTCCGCGAGGGCGACTTCAAGGCCAGCTTCCGCCGCATCACCAAGGAGCGGTTGGACGAGTTCCTGGACGACGAAGCCGGCTACACCCAGAGCGAAGTGCTGGACGAAGTGCTGACCGGCGTCAGCGGCATCGGCCAGAAAGGCGAGGACGGCAAGATCGAGGAGCTGCCGCCCGCCGACCAACTGAAATGGGTTCGCAACAGCATCGAGTGCTGCAACGCGGCGTTCCGTGATTTTTTCGAGGCTATGCGTCAGGACAATGGCGCCGAGAAAACCTCGAAGAAGCGGCGCTGACCTGGCTGGCCCTGCGGCGCAGCAACGGCCCGCAGGACCACGACACCGAGCTGGATTCCATGGCCGACGAACTGTCGGCCATGGGCGTGCCTGATGTCGACGACTGGGCCGACCAGCAGCGGGAGGATGACGNCCCCGACGACACCGTGACGGTGTGGCCCGAGAACGCCGCCGCCTTCGGCGTATTCATCCGTTGCGCCTGGCAGTACGCCAGCCTGCCGGACGGCCGGCTGCTGCCCACCGGCATCGCTGCCGGCGAGATCCGCGACGCGGCCGAGCTGATGGGCGTGCCGCGCGAGGCGTGGCCGCAGCTGCTGGACGACGTGCGGCTGATGGTGGGCGCGGTGTTGCCGGAGTTGCAGCGGTTGTAGGATGTTGCGACTGCCACAGGGAGGAACAGGGGATGGCGCTGATCAAGTGCAGCGAGTGCGGACAGCAGATGAGTTCCAGCGCGAAGGTGTGCCCGCATTGCGGGAAACAGCGCCCTTCGGCCGCCAGGACGGGATGCGCATGGATCGTCGTGCTGTTCGGCGCCTTCATCATCTGGGCGATCTGGAAGGGCGGAAGCGAGACATCAGGGGCCGCGCCAACCACACCGCCCGCGGTGGCATCGCAGGCACATCCAGAGCCTGAAAACCATGACGACTCCGTGCTTCGGAGCTGGCTGTATCGGGCGACAACCGACGACATGACCGGCAAACCGGTGCAGGTCGCCAGGGTAGAAAGCCAGAACACCGTCGATTTCTCTTTCCCCTATGCCGGTGACCAGCACGCGACCCTGATGGTGCGCAAGCATCCTCGCTATGGCAGCGATGTTGTCTTCTCAATCGAACGCGGCCAGTTCGGCTGCAGCATCGACGGATGCCAATTGCTAGTGCGTTTCGATGATGGGGCTCCAGAGCGTTATACCGCCAGCGAACCCAGCGACCGCAGTACGACCAGCGTGTTCATCGTTCAGCACTCACGGTTCTACCAGCGAATGCTTGCCGCCAAGACGGTGAGGATCGAGACCACCTTTTTCCAGCAAGGTAACCAGGTGTTCACCTTTGACGTGCACGGATTCGATGAGAAGCAATTCGCGCGTGGCGGTTGACTAGAAATCCTTGCTCAGCAGCGCGAACTGCTCTGGCGTCAGCTCATCTTTGAATACCGGCTGCATGTATCCGTAGCAGCGGCGCCCGGCCCTGCATGGAAGCGGGCTGACGGCCAGGGCTGCCTTGAGGGATGTGATCCGTGGAACATGCTTGCAACCGTCGCTCTCGCAAGCGGGTGATCGGGCTGTGATGATTCCGGCGATCTCTTCGCAATCGGAAAGCCCAACGAGCATCCATCTCTGATTTTCAGCTATCTCCGCCATGCTTCTTGCCATGCAAGCCGGGCATTCGTCATGGGAAGAAGCCATGTAGATGGAATGGCACCTTGAACATTCGGTGATGGCGGTTGGCCGTGGCATGGGAAATACATTAGCGCAATACAATGACGCAGTTGACCACAGACATATGCCGGCAGTAGGCTCCGCCTCAAGGTGCTCAACACACTGACAACGAGCGTCATCCGCGAGCGTCATCGCGGATTTTTTGCGACTATGGTTCCCCCATGGTCGGGTAGCGCGCAGCCATACAAGACCCCGGTGACGGGGGAAAACTGCGGGCCGTCTCGTTGCGGTGTTGAAGTACCCGGCCGCCCCCTCAACAGGGGCTACTTCAACGACAACGAGGAAATCCACCATGGCCACCGCCACGCAAGACTGCACCGCGACCACTTCCATGCCGATTCAGCAGATGGAAGAGGACCTGCACCGCTTCAACAGCGCGCTCGACTACCTGGAAACCCACGGCGATGACGATGCCTTTGGCGCGGTGAGCCTGATGCGGCCGTTCGCCACGTCGCTGGAAAACCGGCTGCAGGACCTGCGCTCCGCGCTGGCCGGCTGACGAGCATGCTTTCCCGTTGACCCACCACTGATCGCGGCACACGGTCTGGGCATGCTCCCCATCGTGTGCCGCGACCATGGCTGACTCGAAGCGCCGAGAAATCACCATTGTTCTGACCGGCGACGCCAAGGGCCTGACAGGCACGGTGGCGGTGATCAAGCAGCAGATGAAGGATCTCGGTGGATCCTTCGATGTGGTCAGCGACAAGGCCAAGGGCGCCGGCAAAGCCATCGATAGCGCCGCGAAGGACGCGGAGAAATCGGCGGTCAGTGCCGGGAAGGCCATCGGCCTGGCGGTTGGCGCCACGGNTGCGGGATTCGCCGCATTGGTGAAGCGCCAGCTGGATGTCGCCGACTCCACTGGGAAGATGGCGCAGCGCTTCGGCGTGAGCACCGAGTTCATCAGTTCGATGGGCTATGCCGCGAAGTCCAGCGGCGCCGATCTGCAGGTGTTGGACACCAGCCTGCAGGCGCTGGCGGACAGCCAAACCAAGGCTGCCGCCGGCCAGAAGCAATACGCCGCAGCATTCGCTGCGCTGAACGTTCCGGTGAAGGATGCCAGCGGCAATCTGCGATCGCTGGCTGACATGCTGCCGGACTTGGCCGACCGCTTCCGCCGCGTGCAGGACGGACCAAACAAAGCCGCCCTGGCGGTGAAGCTGTTCGGAAGCGAAGGCGCCAAGCTGATACCCATGCTCAACCAGGGCAAGGAAGGTCTGGCGGCCATGGCCGCCGAGGCCGAAAAGCTTGGCCTGATGATCGATCAGAACACGGCGGCGCAGGCCACCGAACTGAACGACCGCCTGGCACGCATGAAGAATCTGGCCGCAGGCGCCGCCAACACGTTCCTGAAGGAGCTGCTCCCATCGTTGCTGGATGTCGGCTCCGGCATGGGCGACGCGAATGAGCAGGCCGATCGAATGAACGGCATCGCCACGGTGTTGGCGAATGCCATGAAGGGCCTGGCCGTGGCCATCGATGCCGTGGTGGTGGCGGTTAAGGCGATCGCCACCGCCGTGGCGGCTGCAGTGGAATATCTCGCCGCCGGCCTCACCACGATCAACAAGAACACCACGGCTTTCTTCACCGCGGCGAAAACCGCGATGGCCCAGAGCCTGCATTTCGACGTGAAAGGCGTCGTGGATACCTGGTCCACGGCCTTCGACACCATGGCGTCCAATACAGCGTCGGGCTTTGCCCGCATGAAGTCGAACACCGGGCTATTCGTGGGCGACATCAAGGATCTGTGGTCCGAGCTGAAGACGTTCACCGACAAGATGTTCCCCAGCGAACTGGCCAAGGCCAATGCCGCGGTGGATGCGCAAACCAAGGCGCTCGCGGACCAGGTGACGGCTGGCGCCCATAAGCTCGGCCTCTTCCAAGGAGATATCAATCCCGGAACCGATTGGGCCGCACGTATCGGCAAGATGCGTGAGGCCGCCAAGGCGGCGCTCCCCGACCTGACCAGCCTGGCCAATATGGTCGATAAGCTGAAGGGGGAAGCCGGATCGCCATACGACAAGGCCGATGCTGCCTACATCGACAGCATCCGCGATCTGGCGAAGAAGGCCGGCGACGAAATCACCAAGGCCCAGGACGCGGTGAAAAAAGGCCATATGAGCGTGGCCGATGCCGCGGCGGTCGAGGCATCCGCGCAGAAGCTCGTTGCCGAAGGCATCACCGCGGCGAGCGCTGCTCGCGATGATGAGTACACGAAGATCAAGCGCCAGTTGGACGTATCCGGTCGACTGATCGAGCAATTGCAACAGGAAGCCTGGCTATCAACGTTGAGCGATCGCGACCAGGCGATTGCACGGGCAGGTCTGGAGTATGAACAGGATGCCCGCACCCAGAACCTGAAGCTGACTAGGGATCAGTTGGAAGCGGAGAAGCAGCGCGTGGAAGCTGCGGCCGGAGCTTCGTTCGACATGAAGCAAATGGCCGATGAGCAGCGCCAGATCGCGCAGGAATATGCCGGTTTCTGGGAGAACGCCGCCGGCAGCATCAGCAAGGCGTTTGGCGACCTGATCACCGGCCAGACGAAGAGCTGGAAGGATTTCGGCAAGTCTCTGAAGTCGATCGCGCGGCAGTTCGTGAGCGACCTGATCAGCCAGTTCGTGCGCCTGCGGATACTCGGCCCATTGCTGTCCGGAGCCATGGGCTCCATCGCTGGCTGGCTCGGCGTCACTGGCAGCCTTGCTGGAAGCAGCCTGTCGCTGTCATCCAACTACTACGGCAACGGCGGCACGATCGGCACGACGGCTGGCGCGGTCGGTGGCAATGCGGGTGGCGGCGGTTCGCAAGGCTATATGGGCTTCGTGCAGCAAGGCCTACAGGGATACAAGGCCTACCAGTGGGCTAGCACCGGCGGCCTGTGGGGCGGCGCCGGAACGTCCTCGCTGTCCGCACAGGCTGGCAGCAACGCGCTCGGCATCAACCTGCCGAACGGACAGATCGCTTATGCCGGAAGCAATGGCATCATGGTGCCTGGCGGCTACTCGCCACTGGGTGGATCCTTCGGCCTTGGCGGCTACGCGGCGCCGTGGGCCAGCGCTGGCGGCGGCCTGCTTGGTGCCTATTACGGGTACAACCATGCCGGCGGCGGCATCGGTGGTCTCTTCGGCGCTGCTGGATACGGCGCGCTAGGCGCTGGGCTGGCTGGTACGGCGGCCGGTGTGGCTGGTGGTGCATCGCTCGGAACGGCGGCAGGTGGCGCGTTCGGCGCAGCCGCGGGCGCCAGCTGGATTCCTGTAGCGGGTTGGAGCCTCGCCGCGCTTGGAGCCATTGACGCGCTCACCGGCGGCGGCCTGTTCGGCACCGGGTACAAGCCAACTGGCTCGGATACCTTCCTGCAGATCGGCGCGGGCGGCGCGAGCGCCAGCAGCACCGTGTACGAGAGCGGCAAGAAGGCGCTGTTCGGCGGCACCAAGCACCGAAGCGAACAGGTGGCGCCGACGCAGGACATGATCGACGCCGCTAACGCGCTGTACGACAGCGTTGAGAAGGTGCTGGTTCAGGGTGCGCAGAAGCTTGGCGTTGCCGTGCCTGAGATGATCTCGGCATCGCTGCAGTCGCACTACGACGTCAAGAGCAAAGCCACGACCTACATGGTCAATTACCTTGGCCAGACGTGGAAGGAAGCCACGGCTGATGCCGCCGCGCAGCGCATCGGCGCCGAGGCGCTTCTGTCGGTGATCGCGGCCAGCGCTGGCGATGTGGCCAACAAGATCGCCAAGCAGTGGCAGTCGAACGTGGATACGTTGGCCGATGGCGTCGCCGCCATGCTGGCTGCCCAGCAGGACATCCTGCATGGCAATAGCCTCGTGGCGCTGGGAAGTCAGGCAACGCTGGCGCAGGTAATCGCGTTTACCCAGAGCCTGCAGGCCGATGGCGAAAAGCTGGCGGATACCTACAACCGGCTGATGCAGGCCAGCCAGGCCTATGTGCAGTTCGTCGGCCAGTTCGCACCGGTCAGCACCGGCTTTGGCGCCTCGTTGGAGGCCATCGCCAAGCAGATGCAGGCGAACATCGACCAGGCGAACGACCTGGCGCGCGCGGCGGGCATGCAGGGCGCGGCGGAGCAGGACCTGGNGAACATCCACCAGTTCGCCGCCAAGCAGGCGGCCGACGCGATCGCCCAACTCAGCAGCGCCGCGCAAGACCTCGCCGCGAAGCTCTACAACGTCACCGGCACCAGCCTGCAGGCGGTACAGGCGCAGCTCGATGCGATGCAGTCCAAGACCCAGAGCGCGCTGCAGCTCGCCATCGGCGACAAGTCGCCGCTGAGCGGCAAGGAAAAGCTGGACCTCGCCCTGCAGGGCCTGCGCAGTGGCCTCACCAGCGCCGACGATGTGCTGGGCCTGGGCCGCCAGCTCTACGCCAGCAGCGCGGACTACACCGGCCTGTACAACAAGGTGCAGGACATCCTTGGCCTGTCCGGCACAGGCGGCCAACTGAGCGTGCAGGACGCCATCAAGCAGTATGCCGACCTCGCTGGCCAGCGCGACCAGCTGCAGGCGCAGGCCAACGCCACGGCGCGCTTCGCCGATGCGAAGACGCTGGCGCAGTACGTGGCGGACATCAGCACCACGCACGGCATCGACTACAACGAAGCGGCCAAGGGGCTCGGCTTCAACCTCGGCGACCTCGCCAAAGACCTCGGCATCACGAACATCGCCGGCTACCTCGACAGCCTGAAGCTGCAGGACGTGCCCGGCAGCGTGCTCGACGCCAGCGGCAGCATCGTCGATGCGATCCAGAAGCTGGGCCGCGACCTGATCGCCACCATCACCGGCGCCCCGATCACCACGGCCACCGGCGTCTCGGCCAACAACAACACGTCCAGCGCCGAACAGCTGGCGCTGCTCAAGAGCATCGACCAGCGGCTTGCTGCCATCGAAGGCAGCAGCAGCAGCACGGCGAACACGAACAAGACCATGGCCGCCGCCAGCACGCGGCAGGCGCTGGATCAGCTTGCGCTCACCGGCCGGGGCATCACCGCATGAACCGACGCATCGTGCTGGTGGACATCGGCGAGGGCCTCTCACTCTCCGGCATCCTGCCCAGCGTGGCCCTGCACGGCAGCTATAGCGCGAAGCTTGTCGCGCGTGGCGGCTCGGCGCCGTACAGCTTCACCACCGGCAGCCTGCTGCCGGACGGCCTCACGCTCGACCGCGCCACCGGCATCTTCTCCGCATCGGACGTAGCAACACCGGGCACGTTCGGCATCGTCGTTACCGTGATGGATATCGGTGGATCCACGGCCACGCGCACGTTTGTCCTGCAGGTGATCGCGCAGCCACTGGTCGCCACCGGACATGCGCCGGACGGCTCTGTTGGCACGGCCTACAGCTACACCTACGCTGCCAACGGCGGCACTCCGCCATATACATGGTCAATCGTCGGAGGAGCACTTCAGAGTGGGCTATCGTTCGACCAGGCAGCCGGCAAGATCAGTGGCGTGCCTACTGCAGGGGGGGAAGCAAATTGGACAGTGCGCGTTAGTGACGCAGGAGAGCAGATATTCGACCTTGCTGATGGCGCTACCTTTGCCGCCCCTGCGCTTAATCTGTCCGG